CCCTATGAATTCAAAGGTGTTAGTAGCGTCTACAGCATAGATATTTACCTCTAAATAATAGCTTGAATAAGAGTCTTTTAATAATAAAAAACCACCATTTAAAGTATTGTTTGAAATCTTTTCAATCACTAAAACTTTAGATTTTATTGTTATAACCTTTGCAGTGTATTTCACACCATTAACTATATATGTAATGTTTTGATTTACTTTTAAAACTGTTGGAAGTAATCCGTCAAAATATAAGTCAGTGCATGGGTTAAATTTTAAGTTAGCAAAGTATTTTGAAGGAATAGCTTTTATAACTTTAAAATCTTGACGCTGAAATTCAAAAGTAATAGATTGATGGACAGCATTCCACTTACTTTTTTTAGTCTTAATATCCCTTTGCGGTTGCTTAATTACTACTACTGCCATTCGTTACTATGTTTTCTATTGATACGTAATATTGATTTGCTAGTAAATTTAACAAATTATTTATTCTTTGAGGTGTCAAAATAGGGTCAAAGATTTTATTGCCACCACCACGTTGCCAAAGCAAGGTTCCGTTAACGTGAATTGATTTAGAAATAGCCCAACTTAATTGGTCTTTTGTAGGTATAACTCCGTTTGATTTTGCCTTTGGTGTAATGCCTTTTTCATCAATCCATTTACGTATAATTTGCTGTAGTGTTGGGTTTCCTGTCCTTGCATTTTGCGAAGTTGGTTTACGGCCATCGATTAAAACTCTAATAAATGGACTCGCTGAAATAGTTAGTGTATCTTCGCTATGTTCCGATTCAATAGAACTAGCAAACCTACCACTGACTTTTTGAAGTTCTGGAATAATCGTATCGGTAAATTGCTTAAATATTTCTTCATTTGTCATAAAGCATAAAGAAAAAATATACCTCCAATAATAGCAATTATAGAAACTAATATAAGATAGTTTTTAGTAGTAAGCAATTCCATTCGCCTAGCGTTATTTATTTTTTGTTCAGATATTTCCATACGTTCAGCAATATCTAATATTGTACTAGGCTTATTTAAATGCCTAATCATTTGTCTTTTTTGTTGTCTAGTTAGTTTCATTCGCAAACACTATCTTCGTTAATCATTCTCAAATTAAACGGCATCATAATACCGCTCATGTTAGTGTCAAATAAGTTTTGAACTTGCACACATTCACCAACCGTAAATTCAGTTACGTAATCGGTTTTGTTATCTAGTAATAATTGAAATTCACGTTGAGCATTTTCAGCTAATAAATATACACTTTCTTTTTGACTTGCTGAATCGTCTAACTCCGATTTAAACAAGAACAAAGCCGTACAAATATAGTTACGTTGATAAGCTCCTGTTGAGGTTACAACTGGTTTATACTTCATAGGCATATCTAAATAAACACATGGAAGTAACTGTTCATCTGCCATTACGTTTTGAAAGTCAGATTCAGCATGTAAAAACGTGTATGTTTTACTGTTTGAATTCATAACCGCCACAACATCCGCTATTAATTGTCTTATTGTCATTTTTCTTTTATTATTTCTGAATAGTTTTTTTCAAATTTACTACTTATATTCATTCTAAATAGAATTAAAAATATCAAATTGTAAGGCAGTTGTTCAACCTCACTATGGGTGTAATTATAATCCCTAGCAATTAAATCAATAGTATTAAAATCCCCTAGTTGGTTAAACATTTCGATTCCGGCTCTTTTTTGTTCCTCGGTTATCTTAGATTCCAAAGCGTTATTGTCACGTTCTAAAATATCGTTAACCTTATCTAATAGGTACAAATAAGCCCCGTAAACCGACTCAACACTATCATTTAATATAAATTCCTCATCTATTCCACTATACACGCTTAAAAGTTTCGTAGGGTTATCCAAATTAGAACACGCTTGTATTTTCTTTTCAAATGAATGTTCCCCTATATCATCCGGTAATTTTATATCTAAATAGTAATCCGTTTTTTCTATTATTTCAAATGGATTTTCTTGTAAAAATTCCAAATAAGGCGCTATTTCGTTTAGGTCTATAAAAGATTGTTCGCCAACGGATAAACCGGTTAATTTTTCGATTATTTCCGGCTCGGTTGCATCCTGAAAAAAATTTAAGTCACAACATTTAATATCCCTCCAAGATGTTGGTATAGTGAAATCTTTTAGTTTAGTTTTGAACTTTATCATTCTCTTATTAATCTACTTCGTGGTGCTTTTGCTTTTGGTTTTAATTCGAAATAATATCGCATCATTATACTATCCCATTGGTCAGGTGAACGTCCTATATTTGCTTTTATTACGTCTTTTGAAACTATGCCTAATCTAGTGTCTTTGTCAATCTCTTTTTGTTTGACCTGTTCCATTTCTTCGCTTACTAAATCTCTAATAGTTCCGTTTGAATTTATTTCACCGCATTCTCTATTCTGTATTTTTTTAGCCATTAAAATAGAACATTGACTTTTTAGATTCTCGTAATTTTCACCATTCAAAGCACGACTATTATTTACAAAGCCTTCACATTTCAGCATGTCAACTAAACCGCCACCAACTCCATCTTCATCCGCTATGGTGTAACTATTCGATATTGAATATTTAACTTGTAATCTTCTTGCCTCATCCCTTGCTTCTGTAATAGTGTTTTTCTCAAAGGTAACAACATCAATACAAACCCATTCATCCCACACTCTGAATACTGTGCTATCTTTACCTTTCCTAGCTACGTCAATAGTCAAATAATGCTTACCATTTGATTGTAAATGTACAGGATTAAAATAGTCTATAATAGCGTCCATTTCAATCAATGTACTAGGATCGTCGTCGTATTCCCAGTTTCCATAATACAACCTTTGTTTTGAATTATTATCTAGCTGCAATAGTGATTTTAAGTAACTAGGGTGTAAATGTGGATTGTCTTGAGGTAGTGCTTGTATAAATTTTCGGTATGGTTTAATAGTTCCGTTCTTCGATGGTTGGTAGAATTCTTTATAAGTCCAATTTTTAGCGGGATTAAGAGTGCCCAACATCTTTGGCAATAGATTATGTTCATTTAGTTTATATCTTATCCTAGACTTAACTATTTGCCACGCTTTATAAACCAACTGGTTGCACTCATCTATAAAAGCACCTGTTATTTCTAATGACCCTAGACTATCATAATTTGGATCACTTGGATATAAGAATAAATCCTTTAATATTATTTCACTTCCATTACTCCAATAGATAACATTTGATTGAGCATTATAATTAAACTCATTGCCTATATCTAATTTACCAGCTAGTTCAAAGAATGTATTTAAAGTGGTTTCTTTTAGTGTTTTTAATTTTGACCTACCCATTAACCATCTAGTACCAGGATAATTTTGGCACATTGAAATTAACCATAAACATCCAAAGGCTGACTTACCACCTCCTGCAGCTCCACCATAGAGTACCTCTTCGGTTGTTGTATCATTTAAATAATAAGTGGCGTGTTCCTGTTTAATTAGTAGTTTCATTTGGGTTTATTCCACTTCCTAAATTTATAATGTTTTGAATTTTTTCACCTGCGGTCGTAATATCAGTTTGTTTTGGTTTATCTAAACCTAGCATATCCCTTAAATCTTTAACTATATTTCTACATTCTCTAAAATCTTCAATAGTATAATTTTTTCTATATAAGTCTTGAAGTCTTCCATAAACTTCACTTTTAAAACTATTAACATCAAAAGTATTTTCAAAATCTAATATTATTTGTTCTCTTGCTTTTGCTAAATAATTTTCCACCTGCCTCTCACCTATATTGTATTTTTCCGAAACAAATTGAACAATATAAGATTTGCCACAACCTTTTAAAATCATTTCTTCAACAAGTCTTACTCTTTGTTGACTTTCTATAATTGTACATTTTTCGCTCATAATTCATCCATCCACTCTTTATGGTGGTTGTACAAAGATAATGAATTTAATATTAAATAGTTTTCTATTCGTGGATTTTCGCTCCAATTTGCCGAGCCACTAACTGTTATGTAATTTTCACCACATTTCATTGAGAATGTTTTAGCGTGTGAATTAACTTCTTTTAATACAACTTGTTCAAAACCTTTTAAATTTAAAACTAATGAAGCATACAAGGCTGGGTTGGCTGGTTTTAAAGTACTTGAAATAACTAATGTCAATTTTTTTAATGTTCCTTTTTCAAGTTCTATTTTTAATCTATTTATATTAGCTTTTGAAATCGTCCAAGTCGCTAAATACATTTCATGAATAGTTCCAAATTCATCAATTGCATTATTAAAAAAAGAACCAGCATCTGAAGTCCCATTTGTTTTTATTGCTAAAATTTCATCTTGTTTTGGGAAACCTCCGAAATCATTAAGCATTTCTTTACAATTAATATCTCGTATATCTGTTTTTAATTTTCTTTTTTCTGTTTCATCTAATTTTTTTCCTTTAGGATTTAGTTTAGATGTTTTTTTTATAAATGTAGTATTGTCGAATGAGAATAGATCTTCCATGATTATTGCTTTAGTTTTTTAATAAATTCTTTTAATTCAGCTATTTTATTCTCGGGAATTACAAACGATACTCTTTTTCCGTTTGTAATTTTTTTCCTTCCAGAATTTTCACGTTTACCGCCAGCTCTCATAATTCTAAAGTATCTAAAATTCCTTGTAAACCACCAACTGCGATAACTAATCTTTCGGTTGTTTTTTCTTCTTCATCCCATAATTGAGAGTCATTTGTATTAAATGATGTTTTGTAATAAACGCCATTTATAAGGATTTCAAAGTTAATCCTGTAAGATCCGTAACCACTTTTTCTTACCATTTCTGCATCTGTAATAATCGCTTTCATAATTTCTATGTTTTAAATAAGCATCGTTGCTATACTTCAAAGATACAAATTTTATTTTGATTAATTACGTTTTTTTCAATCTATTATTATTATTTATATTAATTCTAAATAACAAAAAAACCCCCGAATAATAATAGACGGGGGTTTGGTTACTTTATACTTTTGTGATTTTCCACGCTTGCAACGTGTTGTAAAAGAATCCGTCTTCTTTTTTGGATTCGTTATCTTTTAGGTTATAATCTAATTCAACTAAATCCCCAACTTGGTTATACTTTAAAATATTATCTACTTTTGTATCCCCAAAAATCTCAAAGTATCCAGATTGTGGATATTCGCCCTCATTTTCTTTAACTCTAACATACAATTTTTTGTATTGCCCTACTTCGATAACTTCGCTAATATGCGTAATTACGCCTTTAATCTTACTCATAAATCTATTTTTAATTGGTTGCTAATATACGTGTTTTTCTTTGATTTTTTAGCTTCTTTCAAAACTAATTCGTCGGTAACTGGATTGTAAATATATTCCTTTCCGTTAATTATACACGCTCCATAATGTCGAACTATGGATAGTTGCGAATGTGATACGTTAGATAGTTTCATCTTTTATAAATGTTCCGTTTAAAGTTTGTCCTTTGCGGTCTTTTATTTCGTTGTATGCACATTCTAAGCACGTGTCTAAATCAAACCCTAATTGTTCCGCTAGTATGATAAGAACTACATTAATGTCCCCTAGTGCGTCAATTTGTTCCGCTTTATTTCCTTTTAACATAGCATTACTTAGCTCTCCAATTTCTTCGACTAGCTTCATAAATTGTTTAGGTGCAAACTCTGGATTCAATAATCCTTTTGGTTTAGCCCATTCTAAGACATTATTTTTCATTGTACTACTTTTATTTTAACATTAATAACTCCTTGTTTTAATTCAGCTATTTTACTGAATGCTTTCTTTGATAAGTCTAGTGTTACTTTACGGAATGATCCTGTATCTGTTACCTTAACTATCACGCTCTTGCCGTTATCTAGGTTAGTTACTTTTAACTTTGTTCCTAGCTTATGCGTATTACTAGCACATGTCAACTTATTTGCGTCATAAACTTGACCTGAACGCATAACTTTACCATGGAATGCATCACTATAGTAAGTAGCTTTAAAACTCGTTAGAACGCACCAAACACACATTACGATTATTGTTTTCATTAGTAAAGTATTTTAATTCTTTTCATTTGTTCTTTATTACTTACAACAAAAATATTATCTTCTGGAAGTTGTTCTAATATTTCAAGCATAATTTGTTGTAGTAATAAAACTTGAGTTACTGATTTTATTATGTTCATTTTGTTATTTTTATAAAATTTTCTTTAAAAGATTCAAGGCTTAAAACTATGTCAAGTCCTTTTTGTGGTCTTACACGAATAAAACCGTTACCCATTAATAATAGGGTAACGATTGAATTGTCGCGCTTATCCAAGTAACGAATTGATTCTTTCATCGTAATCTTTTAAAAATATTCTACAATTTTCAACTTTCGCTTGCATTTGTTCAATCATAGCAGGATCATATTCCAAGTCAAAACTATAAAAGCGTTCATTGATTGGCATATGACTATAAAAGATATCGTTTCCGTAGTTCGCTTCAGCTGGTGTGTCTAGCAATACATAGACTAACTTCGCTTTCTTAAGTCCTGTTAAGTGCATATAGACTTGTAATTGTGCTTCGTAGTCTTTATTTATTGGTGAAGTAATAGAGTCTAAGAATGTAACATAATCCCAGGAGCATTTAGTATCTATTACAAATTCATCTGTGATAACATCGGGAGTACCTTGGAAGTGTTCATCGTTGAAATGTACTATGTTCTTTTCAAGTATACCTAAACCAAATCTTTCAGCACAAATATCGATAGCTTCATCTTCGCACATATTACCTTTCCGGAAGTACTTAGAATCTATTTCGTCACGTACTCCTGACTTTTGTTCTGCATACCATTTTTTAAGGTAAGTAATCATTGACACTCCTAACTTTAAATCGTCTTTTCCGTTTGTTAAAAGCAAGCCTGACTGACTTGCTCTATGTCTATATAGCTTATTTTCCATAATTATTTTATATTAGTTAATTCTTTACCTGTTAATGCAAAGTATAAGTTTTGTAATTGGTGAACGTATTGTGTGCCATTTACTGAAAAATTTATTCCATCACAAGTCCATCCATCTAAGTCTTCATTTAATAAAATAGGTACTTCTGATTCATTAAATAATTTAAACAATCCATTTTCATTTTTTTCAAACCCAAACTTAAACAACCATTCTTCTGTTAGTGGTATTGGCTCAAAATTTTCACTTTCAGGAAAACTTTCTAAATGATGTATGTCTAAAGATTTTATTTCGCAAATTTCAACGCCTATTTTTTTTCTTAAAATTTTTGATCGTTTAGATTCATACACTAAATTTCCAACTCTTAACTCTTTACTTTCCATTTTCTAATAATTTTTGTACTGATTCACTTACTTGATATTTACTTTTTACCTGTTCGATTGTAAACTTACCGCTACTTAATGCATTCTTTACCGCTTCAAAGTTAGGCGTGTTCACTTCTAAAATTGGAAGCTGTTTAATACTTGTAACTGTCTTTACTCTCAAAGCGTCTACATTCTCCCCAAAGGCTCTAATCTTTGCTACATAAAGCGTAATTTCTTTACCAACCCAATCCTCAATGTAAGG